CATCCTGCACCACAGCGACGGAAGCTATCTTGGTGGATGCGAATGGATCGCCAATCCCGCAAGTAAAGTGAGTTATCACGTTCTCATTGCCCGCAACGGCCGCCGGACAGTCTTCGCCGAAGACACTGACCGCTGCTGGCATGCTGGCAAGTCAAGCTGGCTTGGACGGCCGGATCTTAACTCATGGAGCCTCGGAGTGAGCTGGGAAGGCAACACCTATGACCGCCCGCTTGAGGAAGCAGCCATGGACAGCGCCATCGAATACTTGGCGCCTCGCCTCAAAAAGTGGGGCATCCCAATGACGCGCATTCTGACGCACCAACAGGTTGCACCAACACGCAAAACAGACATCTCGCCCGCCGATGCGGCGCGCTTCAAAAGCCGACTGAGATCGGCGCTTAAATAATTATGGCAAAGACAATCGGACAATTAACGGAACTCGCCGCGACGCCGGACTCAACAGACATCGTTCCCATTGAGGACGGTGGCGTGACCAAAAAGATCAGCGTCAGCAACCTGACGGCAGCAACGCTTGGTATCGCCGGTAACAAAACGGTTGCCGCTGGCACCAACTTGGCTTTGGCAACAACGACCGGCACCAAGATCGGCACAGCGACTAACCAGCTCCTTGGATTCTGGAACGCCACGCCGGTCGATCAGCCCGCACTCACCGCTGACCTGCTCGACAGCTTGCAGGAGGTCGGTCTCATTGCATCCGGCGCAGGTAACACGCCTTTGGATCTGACGAGCGGCGCACTGACATGCGGAGCCGTGAGCTGTGGAGCCGTGAGCTGTGGTGCTGTCACGGCAACCAGCTTCACCTCGGTGCCAAGCACGGGCGCCATCACTAGCAGCTCGGCCACGGCAGGCATTGGATACGCAACCGGCGCAGGCGGCGCGGAGACTCAGCTTACCAGCAAATCGACCAGCGTGACGCTGAACACGGTCACCGGCCGCATCACGATGCACAATGCCGCTCTTAGCGCAAATACGACCGTCTCGTTTACGCTGACAAATAGCGCCATTGCAGCCAACGACCTCTTGGTGCTCAACCACGTCTCTGGCGGCACGGCGGGAGCCTACGCGCTCAACGCGCAGGCAGCCGCAGGATCGGCCAGCATCAACGTGCGCAACATCACTGCCGGAAGTCTTAGCGAGGCCATCGTAATCGGCTTTGCCGTAATCAAATCTGTTGTTGCTTAATTTTAATGGCACTTGAGTCACCAGTTCTGCGCGACGGCGACAACGGATTCATCGGCTACGCCAGCCGGTTGAATCCTGTGACGTTGCCCGATGGCATGCTCCAACTCTCGGAGAACATGCGGCTGGATCGCGGAGTGGCGGTGACTCGCAAGGGAGCCAAGCGGCTGGCTGACGATATCGCTCCGGGCACCACTCCATTGACAGTGCCCTTTGTTCTTAACCCATCGCCAAATGAGCCGGTTGTTCAGTCTATTTACAGCGGCGGCATTTTCTCGGCGGCCGTTGTCCGCTCGCCTGACCAGAACAGCAGCATGGAAGTTATCGTGCTCGCCGGACCTGACCGCGCCTATACGTTCCTGCCGGAAGGGACCAACTTCTCATCGGCGGCTTGGGGCGATTTGCTGGCAGCCAGCGCAACCGACAACTTTGAGACCGAGACCGGCGAGGAGATTGTTGCCGGATCACTGCCTGCCGAGATCACCTATCCGACCTCGGTGGATGAGACGATTGAGCCGACCGATAAAGTCAGCATGCTGCAAGCCTTTGACCGACTTTATATCTTGAGAGAGGCCGACTCCACGCAGCAGGGATGGGAAACCAAATACACCAATGCGTCAGGAATTGTGGTTTCCTCAACCACGGCAACGGTCAACGTGGATGCGCATGGCTACACGGCCGGAATGCGGGTGCGCATCGAAGGCTCGGCTAGTCCTGCATTTGACGGCCACGAATATCAGATCGCCACGGCATCGACCAACAGCTTCACGATTACAGTGCCAAGCGGAACCGCCACAGATGCCTCGGCCAACATCGCCGTCCGCCGCGTCAAGCCGCCGCTCTACTGGAGCCTCAGTCCTTCAACCAACTTCGTCCGCACTACGGCGGGCATTCCCGATGTCGGCATAAGCTACCGCCGCCTGCGCTCAACAGCATGGGCCAACTACATCAATAACCGCCTCATCGTTCCTGACGGCAAACAGAACGTCCTCATTAGCGACATCCTTGATCCAGATGTCTTTGACATCTACTGGCAGTCGTTCCGAGTCGGCGTTGGCGGCAATGACTTTGTTGTCGCAGTGCATCCTTGGGTTGACGGCACAGCGCTTGTCTTCTGCCGCAAGTCGATCTGGATAGCCAACATCGCGCAGTATCCTACGCCAGACGGATCGGACTTCACGACCGAGACCGGCATCAGCTCGCTGACGCTGCTCACCGATGAGATCGGCTGCCGTGCCCGCCGGTCCATCGCCACGGCCGGTCAATACATCTACTTCCTTTCGGACAACGGCGTCTACCGCCTTGACAGCCGCCTCGACCTCAAGCTGCGTGGAGACACCAAGCCGCTCTCGGATGCCATTAGCGACCAGATCAGCGATCTCAACGCATCGCTGGCCGGTGACTCTGTCGGCTTCTACTTTGACAATCGCTACTACTTGGCCGTCCCGCTGGCCAATGCGACCGACAGCAACAACGGCGTCTTCATCTACAACCAACTTAACGAGCAGTGGGAGAGCAAGGACATCTACGGCTTCGGCGTGAACACCTTCATCGTCTGCGACATCGCCAACCGCCGCCGCGTAGTCATCAGCAACGTGGCCGGAAAGCTGATGCTGCTCGATGAGCTGGAAGGCGGCGACGATCCGGTGGACCAGAATGTCACACAGCTCCAGTCGGTTACTGGAAAGATCAAAACCCGCCGCTACAACTTCGGCAGCATGCACAGCAAGCGGTTCCTGCGCACGATTGCTGATGTCGTCATTCCGGCCGGCGCCAGCGTCACGACCAAGATCAGCACGATCAACCCTGACACCGAAGACACTGTCGGCACGCTGACCAACAGCAACGGCGGGCCGGAAGACTACAATATGAAGTCACCCATCCGCTACAAAGCGCACAGCGCCGAAGTCATCTACGAGACCGCCAACGGACGCCCAGAAATCAGATCCGCGTCCATTGAGGCATCGCCAAAGAGCTTACCAGACACCGAAACCCGCAACGCAGCTTAATCAATTATGGCAACAGTAACAGTCACCAAGGGCTACAACAATCCGACCGGATGGATTTCCGGCGAGACAGTCACGCCCGAAAAACTCAACTCTTCGCAGACGCCGAGCGTAAGCATCAGCGCAATTCAAACGGCCGACATAAGCGATGCTCAAATTACGGCAGACAAGCTGGCGCTAGGCGCCGTCACCGGAGCGGCGGGCGGCGGGAAGCTGGCGGCAAGTGTGATTACCGGGCAGACCGACATCGACTCCGTCGCCACGGGAGACAGCATCCTGATCTACGACTTGAGTAACACGGCGCTGCGCGAGGCGACCATTGCGCAGCTTCAGTCTGTTGTGCAGCCGAGTGGGTCATTACTAAAAACACTGAGAGCAAGCACGACGGCAACTACTACAATTTCAACGGCATACGCGCTCGGAACAAAGCCGCAATATAATGTCAATAATATAATTTTGACACAGGAAATCACCCCATCAAGCGAGACTAGCAAAATTTTGATCACTGCCACTATTGGAGGATACAATAGTGTTAGCGGATCGGTTCCTGTTGTGGCGCTCTTCAACACAACATCTGGAGACGCTATTGCCGCAACTGTTGGCCCAAATGCGAGCACATGCGAGCAATTCGTTTTAACATTTTTGCATGAACCTGCGTCCACAAGCCAAATAACTTACAGAGTTGGTGTTGGCCCGAACACTACGAGCGGCGGCAACTTTGTGTTAAACGGCGTGTCTGGTGTTGCTGACTCAGACCTTGGAGGTCTTCGGGAAAGCAGCCTGCTTGTCCAAGAAATCAAAGGCTAATGCTCCCATGGCAACGCGCAAAACAATGGCACGACGAGCACGTCACGGAGGAGACCTTCGAGGAAACGCTCGGATGGCATCTGTCGAACGGTCTTGTCTATTCGACGCCGCAGGTCTTCCTGCTGGCGCGCGAGGTCTATTGGGATGCGGAGCAAAAGGAGATGCGCAATGAAGGTGAACCAAATGCTTGGTTCGTTGAGCTGGCTGCTAGTGCTGGTCACGCAAATCCTATTCGGGAGTTCATGCGTGTGGCGAGCCGCCCTCAACAGTGGGCGCTGTGGTGCAGGCACAACAGTTTTGAAACAAAGGCCCACGATTGGGCAAAATTACAAAAGAAAGTAGGAGGACAATAATATGGGTGGAGGTGGAGGAGGAAAATCTAAAAAATCGAAAGCGCCGCCGCAGGCGCAGCCGCTGGACTTCAACGCAATCATGGCAGCGTCTTCGGCCGCAGCGAAGGAACAGATCAAGCAGCAGTATGCTTCGATGATCGAAAACTATCCGAAGCTAGAGGAGCTGTCGCTCGGCACGGTCCAAAAGCTGGCGACTAATCTCGGCAACCAAGAGACCCGTGACGCGCAGGATTACATCCGCCGTGGCCTCGCGCTCGGCGAACTGGACCCAGCGGCGGCCGATCCAACGACGATTGAGCAGGCTCTTTACAATCAGGGCGAACGCGAGCTGGCCCTCGGCCGGTCGCTCTCGCCGGAACAGGAGCGTGCAGCACAGCAATCGGCCCGCGCTGCGTTCTCCGCTCGCGGCCTTGGCACCAGCATGGGTAGCGCCGCAGCCGAAGTGCTTAACCGTGACGCCATGGCGTCCGCCCGCGAGCGTGAACGTCAGGGTTTTGCCTCGGCGGCGAACGATCAGTTTGTTGGAAACATAACCAACCGGCGGCTCAACTTGGCTAATATGTATTTCAGCGGGGCCGGAAACCTGATCGCTGCTGATCCCTACAACCGCGCCGTGGGACCGGGACTTGGCCTTGCCGCCAACACTCAGGGCAACCAGATGCAGCAAATTGGCCGCGCATTTGATGGCGCTAACCAGCTCGGCGCGAGCGTGGCTAGTTTCAACGCAAATATGGCAGATTCGAGATATAACAGTTACAGGAACAATCAGTCCGCCCTTCAAGCGGCGAGGATGCAGGCCGGCGCGGCCAACAACTCGGCGACCATGGGCATGATCGGCACCGGCGTGGGCGCTGCGGTGGGTATCGGCGTCATCGCCATCTAACTTATGGAGCAACTGGTCAAAGATACATGCCGCAAGGTGGAGCGTTGGCTGGACGCCAGCGCCAACCCTGTCGTACTATGGAGCGGCGGCAAGGATTCGACGGCCATGCTGCACCTCATCCGCCACAAGGTGGGCGCCAAGCTGCCGGTGATCCAGTGGCGCGAGCCGCGCTTCCGGCATCGCTATGCTTACAGCGACATGCTGGCCGAGGCGTGGGACTTGGAGATGTATGACTACGCGCCTCTCGGCTATGCGCTGACAGACGGCTACGACATCGAGACCGGCATTCCGCGCTTTGACTTCATCAAGCTCTACCAGATCGGCACCAAGTCGCTGGCGCTCTGCCTCGGCACCGAAGAACCGCAGCCGGAGGAGCTGGCCAGCGGACGCTATCTGTGCGGGCTGGAAGCTCTGAAGCGCCCAACCGGCACATTCAACTTCCCGTGGGATGCCGCCTTCCACGGCCAAAAAAGCGCCGACGTAGACCTGATCAAGGGCCAAGTGCCGCTCGCGCAGGACGTTTTGGTGCAGGCCGGCATTCCTACGCAGCTCTACCCGATGCGCCACTGGTCGGATGCCGACATCTGGAACTACCTCGAAGCCGAAGGCGTGCCGAATGACGACACCCGCTACGAGAAAGCCGCCGGCGTGTGGCGACACCGGAAGGATAAGAGCGCAAACAGCGACTACTACCCTGTCTGCTGGAACTGCGTGAACCGGCACCTCGGCGGCACCGTCTGGTGCCCGAAGAATCAATGCGAGACGAACAACATCAGCCATCTAGCACCCTACATCGACCTGCAATCGGAGGCGCAGGGCTTCCGCCCGACATGGAGCGATTCGACTGTCAACGGTGTGGCGCATGCTGCAGTCACAAGTGGAGCTGGCCAGTCTTACGACGAGACCGAAGCGACGCCGCTGGCATTCCGCAATGGATGCTTAGAGACGACTACCCTTTGATGAAGACGACGAACAACCGCTGCGTGGCGCTGACCGGCGAAGTCGGATGCGGCGTCTCTTGCTCAATTTACAACAACCGCCCGAACGCCTGCCGCGCGTTTGTGGCGGGATCACAACTGTGCCTAGAGGCGCGGGCTGCGGCGGGAATCTTGGAGGAATAAAAACTATGCTTGCTTACAACCCAACCGTAAATGATGAGAGCGGAGCGATCCGCGGACAGGGAATTGTCAACTCGGCGCAGATGAATGCGCAGGCGAAGGTCCAACTGGCTAATGATATTGGCGGGGCTTTGGTTAGTTTGGCCGGGGCTTATGGGCAGATGCAGGGCACCAAAGCCAAGGGTAAGAACTTCAAAAAGTTTATGGGCATGGCCGGAGAGACCTTTGGCTTTGACGAGAACCAACTCAGCTCCTTCACTGACATGGAGGACTACGACGCCGGCATGATGCTAGACAGCTTTGGTTCTTGGATGCCGGCGATGGCCAACGCGCAGCTTGGGAAGCAGCGGCTTGGTGTGCAGCAAAATGCTCCTGTGTTCGGTGCAATCACGAAGAATACGGCCAATATCGCCGGTCAGGGCGGACCGGGAACGCCGCGGGTCAACCTTCCTCCCGCCAGCGCAATCTTTGGAGGCGGAAACTAACAAGTCATGGGCGCAAAAACAAAACAAGAGAACTTGCCGGTTCTCATTCCCCT